GCTGTATTCCGACATCTTTTTTGGCCTTACCCCGGCTACCGGCCAATTTGCGGTATCCCAGCTCGAGGCTGCCAGTATCCCGGCTGTGACGCCTTACACAGTGACTGTCGCCAATGCAACCAATTACAACGACGACCTTGGCATCGTCTACGCTGCCAGCGGCAAGCGTTTCAATCGAGTGGCGACCCCTTCTGGGGCCGGTCAGTACTCCGTAAACTTTGCCACAGGCATCTATACTTTTTCGTCCGCTGATGCGAGTGCCGCCGTTTTGATCTCGTATACCTACAACCTAGCGACGTCGGGTAGTAAGCTCACGATCACGAACCAGGTGATGGGAACGACGCCGACTTTCAAAGCGACGTTCTATACCAACTACGCCGGCAGCGGGACGGCCTTGCGTCTTTACGCCTGCATGGCCGATAAATTGTCACTGCCAACCAAGATAGACGACTGGATGATTCAGGAGCTCGATTTCTCGGCTTTCGCTGATGCTTCCGGGACGATCGGCTATTTGAGTACGGTGGAGTAATGTTTCCCGGAGTGACGATTGCGATGGGCGGCCAGGATTGGATTGTCCCGCCGCTGACTCTCGGCCAGCTTCGGCGGCTGATGCCCAAGGTGCGGCAGTTAACCGGGATCGGTGCATCAATGGGTGAGACGCAGATCGGCGTGCTTGTCGAAATTGTCGCTGCGGCACTGCAACGCAATTATCCTGAGGCAACGGCGGACATGGTCGACAACCTGCTCGATCTTGGCAATGCCAGTGCCGTGCTGAATGCGGTGCTTACCGGCTCAGGGTTGAAGCTGCGCGATGACCGCCTGGGGGAAGCGTCGGCCCCCGGGGGCAGCCCGGGGGCAGGCTCGAAAACCGCGGGACTACCATCGGAATTGGTCCGGGAGGCGCAGACGGCTGGGGATATATCTACGGGCTTGTCGCCACCGCCTGCGGCTATAGCTATCCGGTAATCGACGAAATGACGCTCTTCGATTTCCAAGAGCTCACGGCATACTGGGTTGAGCATCCACCGGTTCACATCTTGGTCGGGGCGTATCTCGGCGTCGGTAAACATCAGCGCAATCCAGTACGACCTGCCGGTTCCCGTCCGGGCCGCGCGCCGAACTCGGATCTCCCAACGATCCTAGCCGAGCTCGGCCACGGATTTGGGGCGGGCGACGTTCATGCCGGACTGCCCGGGGTGGTGCTCGATTTTTCCGAGCTAAAGCGGCGAGTGAGAAGTAGCGACTGAAGCTCGCAGAGCGCCGCAAGGGATTAGAATTGAGCACACTCATGTGCCCACGTCATTAAGGGGCTGCCATGGCTGACATTGAAACCAGCGTCGTCATCAGCGCCCAAACCGACGACCTCCAATCAGGAATGGAGGCTGCGTCAAATTCCGTTCAGGTGGCCACGGATGCGATGCGGGTCCAGTTCGCGGGGCTGGGGGCCGCCGCTCAGCAGGCGCAATCGCAGATCAACACCGCTGCAGCGCAGGTCGGGTCGAGCATCGGCGCGCTCCAGTCGAAGGCTTCGGGCCTCGGGGGACAGATAGGCGATAGCCTAACGCCAAATAGTGGCGATGCGGACAGCCGCAATTCCGGCCAGGGAGTAGCGCGATCGAACGCCACCGCTCCTGCTCGCGGCGGGGCCGGTTCCGACAGCCTGTCAGCATGGCGCGCGGAGCTGCAGGAACAGCTGTTGGCCGAGCAAAGCTTCTTCGGTCAATCAAAGGCCGAAGAACTCGCGTTTTGGCAGGACAAGCTAGCGCTGACTGAAGCCGGATCGAATGCCCGCTTGGCGGGTCGAACGCAACATTTACGAGCTGGAAAAGCAGCTTGCCGTGCAAGCCGAACGCGATCAGCTCGACCAACTCAAGGCCGATCAGAAGGTCGCGGATGCGAAATTCGCCAACTACAAGGCGGCGATCGCTGACGAGGCCGCGCTTGGCCAAATTTCGGCTACGGAGCAGGTCCGGCAGGAACAAGATCTCCTCGACCTCAAATGGTCTTACGACCAGGCCTATTACGAGAAGAAGCTCGATGCGGCGCAGAATGATGTCCGGACCCAGCAAAAAATAATAGAGGAGCAGGAGCTCGCCTACGAGAAGTACGTCGGCGAGGTCCAAGCGCTTGACACCAAACTGGCAGAAGCAAACAAGAAAGCGTGGGACGATTTGGTTGCCCCGGTCGAACGGGCGATCGATACTTCTGTGACTGGCATCTCCTGGGCACGACGACGGTGCAGAAGGCGCTGGCGAACCTTGCTCAGTCGATTATCGCAGAATTCGTCAACTCGGCGGTCAAGGGCGTCTTCGGCCAAATTGGCAATTTCTTCGGCGCCAGTATCCTCGCAGGCGGCGGTGGAGATCAGGACTTCTCGGGGGGTCTCACCGACACCGGTGAGGAGGTCGCGGGCGGCGGCCTTGTCGGAGGCACGGGCCTCAGCCTGTCTGGCTCGGGGGGTATCCTCGGCAGCCTCTTCAAGGGGATCGGCACTTTGTTTGGCTTTGAGCATGGAGGCATCGTGCCGAGCGCGCAGGGCGGGTGGGCAGTACCGAGCCTGGGGCCGGGCGGGGTGCTCGCCCAGTTGCACAGCAATGAGATGGTGTTGCCTGCGAATATCTCTCAAGGTTTGCAGAACTTGATTGCCGCACCAAACGGCGCCAATGCGAGTGGCGGCGGTGCCCCCGTTGTCGTCAACTTTGGCGTTTCAGCAATGGATAGCCAGGATGTGGCGCGGTTTTTTCGCAGCAACGGCAGTGCGCTTGTTACGGCGATCAACAACGCTATGCGCAACGGATCGATGCTGCGGACGAGCTGATGGCGGACATAGGAGTTTTCCCGTCGCTGCCCGGTCTCGCCTGGAGCGTCACCAAGACGCCAACCTTTCAGACCCGCATCCAGCGAGCGGTGTCCGGGCGGGAACTGCGAGCGCTCGATTATCCCTATCCGCTGTGGCAATTCACGCTGGTCTTTGATTTCTTGCGTGACAACCCAACAGCCGGCTACGACGAGCTGCGAACCTTGATGGGGTTCTTTCTGCTCTGCCGGGGCGCCTTCGGCACGTTCTTGTCTCGGGATCCGAGCGATGATCAGGTCACGGGTCAGCAGATCGGCGTCGGCGACGCCAGTACGACTGTCTTCCAATTGCAGCGGGCGATCGGTGCGACGCTACCGGGGGGCGGTTTTTTGGAACCCGTCGTGGCTCCTAACATTCTCAGTGCTGCTTACCTCCATGGCATCACGCAAAGCCCGGGAAACTACAGCGTAGATCCGAACACCGGATTGGTCACATTCAGTACGGCGCCGGGCAGCGGGCTTATTATCACCGCCGACTACAGCTATTACTTTCGGTGCCGGTTCGTTGACGACAGCTACGCTTTCGAGAATTTCATGTTTCGACTTTGGCAGCTGAAAAAGCTCACCTTTATTTCGGTGCGGCCGTGAAGTCTGCTTCAGCCGCCCTGATTGCGCTGCTGAACAGCGGCGAACAATTCATAATGGCCGACCTTTACACCTTCACCCTGGTCGGCGGCGCAACTATTCTACGTTATTCGGCGGCGCCGACGCCCATTGTCGCTAATGGGTACCTCTTCGCGGTCGGGCCGAAATTCGAACGCTCGAAGACTAAGGTCGTGATTGGCACGCAGGTCGACGAGTTCGACATCAAGATCTACCCGGAGGCGACCGACGTCGTCGGCTCGACGCCGTTCCTCGAGGCCGCGTGGCAAGGACAATTTGACGGCGGACTGGTGCAGTTGGAACGCGCCTTTATGGGTGCTGACGCAGGCGGCTATGGCGACACCAGCGCCGGAACAGTAATCCTCTTTTCGGGGCGGATCTCCGACATCGATTGCAGCCGCACCGGCGTCGAGATGAAATGTCGCTCTCACCTGGAACTGCTCAACATCCAGATGCCGCGGCGACTGTGGCAGTCGAGCTGCACGCATGTCTTCGGCGACGCGATGTGCCTATTCAACCGGTCGAGTCTCGCTGCAATGTTCTCGGCCGCCAACGGATCAACGACGACCGTCATCCAGGGGGCACCAACGACGGCTACGCCCTACGCGCAAGGGACGATCATCGGCATCACTGGCGGCAATGCGGGCTACAGTCGCACGATATCGTCCTTTGTCAGCGGCGGCACCGTAACGGTCAAGCTTGCCTTTCTGTCGTCTGTCGCCGTCGGCGATCAATTCCAGTTGTTGCCGGGTTGTGACCGCACGCTCGCGACCTGTACCAACGTCTTCAATAACGCCCTCCATTTTGGCGGCTTTCCGTACATCCCGACTCCAGAGACCGCGGTATGACCCGCCTTGAAACGGATCCGCGGCGACTCGCCATCCTCGAGGAGTCCCGAAGGTGATTAGGCACGCCCTATCACCAGATGGGCCAGGTCAAGGGCGCTGACACGGATTTGCCTGATGATGCACGCTGAGGTCTATGCGGCCTGTGGCGTCATCCCGTATCTGGAGATCCCATTCTATCCAGCGGATTGGCGACTCGGAACGGTACCTCGACCGCGTGATGCAGTACGCGATCGAAATTTCGGGGCCGCCACCGCCAGGCGACGTCGCGGTTTTTCGCTTCAGCCGCTGCCACACCCATGGGGCGATCGTGGTCGAATGGCCGCGGATCATTCACGCGCGGGTTACCATGGGGATGATCTATGGAGACGCCACGCAGCCAAAGCTAGCCAGCCGCGAACCGTGTTTTTTAATCCATTCCTTAGCATCTTTGTGGAACCAAAATGACCGCCAAAAAAACCGCGACACAGCCGCAGCGAAGCGCTGTGCTTGTGATGGTGTCTATATCATTGTCGGCCCTCGTTGCCGCGACCGCGGCTGCTGGGTATGAGATCGGCAAAGGCAAACCGCCAGAGATCGTGACCGTTATCAAGGAGGTTCCGACCGTCATCACTGAGAAGATTCCTGAGCATATGAGATAAAAGTCTATTACCCAGTCGTGTCTCCGATTGCCAAACCGCCCCACGGCCACTGTCCGTCCGTTGCCGATGCTCTCAGTATGTTTGAATTCCTGCAGATCGACCGCAGGGTCGATACGCTTACCGACGACAAATAAAAAACCGTGGGTGGCATTTTTCGGTTTTGGCAGCGGCGCGAAGCAGCCGACTGCTGCGGGGCGCTGCAATTCTCATCTGCGCAGCGCGGCGGTTGCATACCGCTCGTCTATGGCACGACCCGCGTCGCCGGGATACAGCCGCGTGGCGGGCACCAATTCGATCGGCAGTGATACGCAAGACGACACCGTTACGTTGCTGCCTCGCGCCATCACGTTCGGTGCCGGCGTCGGATCAACCGGGTTCGTAATCCAGGGCGCACCGACCTCGACCTGGCCCTTTAGGCTCGGCACCATCACCGGCCTGACGGGCGGGAACGCTGGCGCGAGCCGGACCATTGACAGATTCACGAGCGGCCAGACCGTTTCGGTCGTACTCGCGTTCCTATCGCCGATCCAGCCTGGCGATCAATTCCAGATCCTGCGGGATGTGATCGCACGATGACGACGTGCATCAACGTCTTCATAACCAGCAGCTCGGCCAGAGCACCGGGCGGTTTGGCGGCTTCCCGTTTATTCCACTCCCGGAGACAGCAGTTTTATGGACGACGGTTACGAATGCCCGTTTGAGCACCTACACGATACCGAGGCGGGCGCCATAGCGTGCAAGCGTGTGGCGGTTACTCGCGAGGCTGAGACCTGGTTGGGCACACCCTATCATCACATGGGCCGGGTCAAGGGCGCTGGCACGGATTGCCTGATGATGCTCGCCGAGGTCTATGAGGCGGCCGGCATCGTCCCTCACATTGAAGTCACCTTTTATCCACCCGACTGGCATCTGCATCGCGACGCCGAGCGCTATCTCTATGGTATGATGCGGTACGCGCGACCGGAGCCGGGTGACGTAGCACTGTTTAAATTCGGCCGTTGCTTTGCGCATGGCGCGATCGTCATAGAGTGGCCTTGCCTGATCCACGCCTGGCACAGTGCCGGGGTGCTCTATGCCGAGGCGAAGCAGCCCCAGCTAGCGGGGCGCTCCGTGCGCTTTTTTGACCCGTTTGTCTGATGGGCGGAATTCTTGGCGGCGGCTCCAACGCCAAGCAGCAGCGCGCTGTCGGCTCTCTGCAGTTCCAGACCTCTCAGGCCGGCAGCGTGATCCCGCTGATCTACGGGACAACCAAAGTCAGCCCCAACCTTCTCGACTATGACGATTTTGCCGCGACGCCGAGTAAGCAAGCCGGAGGCAAAGGCGGCGGGGGCGGCAAGGGCGGCGGCCAGCAATATATATATTCCGCGTCATTTATCGTTGGGATATGCCAAGGGCCAATCGCCGGCTTCGGGATGGCCTGGTGGGACAAGAACATCGGGACCGTCGCCGAACTTCAGAGCATTTCGAGCATCAGTCTCGGTACCGACGAGCAGGCGATCGACCCCTATTGGGCGAGCGCCCATTCCGCGAAGGCGATCGGCTATTCCGGCACCGCAAACATCGTCTTCGCTAATTATCAGCTCGGCAATACTGCGACCCTCCCGAATTTCAATTTCGAAGTGATTGGCGTCGGCGCTGGTGCATCGGGTGCCTCGCCCAACGGCCATGACGCCAACCCAGCTCAGATCGTCAGCGATTTCTTGACGAATGCACGCTATGAGGCGAATTTCCCGTCGGTCAATCTTGACCCGGCAATGACGTCGGGGATTGCTTCGTCCTATGCGAGCTATTGCGCAGCACTCGGCTTGTTCCTGTCACCGCTGCTCGACCAGCAGCAGGAGGCGCAGCAGTCACTTGCCGACATCACGAAGGTGACCAACAGCGCGATCGTGTGGTCCGGCGCACTGTTGAAGATCATCCCTTACGGCGATCATACGGTCACCAACGCCTTCACCCTGGCGAGCTTTACCGGGGCGCCGACGCAAGGGGGCGGCGACACGATCAGCCTGACTTTTACTGACCCGGCATCACAAGGCGGCGTTCCCTATACGGTCACCTACACGACCTTGCCGAATCTACAGATGCCAGGGGCGATGGGCGGGCTCGCTCAAGCCGTTAACGCCGACCCCAACCTCGTCCGGTTTGACATCCTC